TAACGAAGTTACTCTTACGTCTGAATGGGTTAGATACTATAATGTTGGAGACTTTTTATCAACCACTAATGTTCAAATACAGTATGTAAGTGGAAGTGTAGATTTTGAAATATTCGGAGCTCAATTGGAAGCTGGTTCTTATGCTACTTCCTACATTCCAACAAACGGAAGTACAGTAACTCGTTTACAAGATGCAGCATTTGGAGCAGGTAGTTCAGATTTAATAAACTCAACAGAGGGGGTGCTATATGCAGAGATAGCAAGTTTTATAAGTACTGATGTAACAGAGCCAAATAGATACCTAACACTAACAAATGGAACAAGTAATGAAAGAATAGCTTTATTATTTGGAGGTAATACTAATCAATTAAGAGCCATTGCTTTCAGTAATACACAAAGTATAAATCTGTCTTTTACTACATCTTTAACCGATGCAAAGCAATTTAATAAGTTAGCCATAAAATACAAATCTGGAGATTATGCTTTTTTCTTAAATGGAATTAAAATTGGAGGTTCTACTGAAACAAATATTTTTACTGCAAATACTTTAAACGACTTAAGTTTTGATGTTGGTGGTGGCACTCAAAAATTCAGAGGAAAAGTAAAATGCGTAGCAGTTTTTAAAGAAGCTCTTAATAACGATGAACTTGAGTGTTTGACTGGAGAAGGATATGAAACATTTAATGCTTTGGCATTAGCTAACAACTATACAATAATATAATGGCGGTAAAATTAGGTAACGGAAACTGGGCAGTAAAAGAGGACAAGCTCTTAGCTTACAACGATAATAGCGGTAGATTTTTTAATAAGGAATTTGACTTCTCTAGGGGTTCAAGTGCTACTTATGTAGCTAAAGACGGATTGATTAAGTCGGCAGCATCAGACGTGCCTAGAATTGATTTTAGCGATACAACTAATGGTGCTTTGTTGTTAGAGCCGCAGTCAACGAATTTAATTGAAAATAGTGAACCTATAACTTATAGTGTAAAAGGTGGTGCTGAAGTGACTTTTACACCTTACAATTGGGATATTGGATTTGATACATCTGTAAATTATGGAGATAATTCAGTAACAAGATATATGTATTTTCCTTGTTTAAATTCAACTCAATATACTATATCTTTTTTTATAAGGATGGATGATTTATCTAAACCTGATTTTTCAACTATAACAAGTAGTGGAGATTTAACTTTGGACAATAAAACATCACTAGGCACTGTAAAATATATAGAATTAATAAATAATATTTGGCGAATTGAAGTACCTTTTATAAGTGGGAGTACTTTCCCGCTTGTAGGTTTAAGAAAATATACAGGGCAATCTGCAAAAACTTTTAAAATTACAGGAATACAATTAGAACAAAATTCTTTCGCTACTTCGTACATACCAACGTCAGGAGCAATTTCCACACGTTCAGCAGATGTTTGTAATAATTCAGGGTCAGCTCAAGATTTTAACTCTGAGGAAGGTGTGTTGTATGCAGAGATTAGTGCTTTAACTGATACAGATACAACTAACCCAAATAGAGGTATATCAATATCAAGTGGTTCTACTAATAACACTATTTTTATTTATTATCAATCAGCACTTAATGGATTAGCTTGTATTCTTATATCTAATGGAACAACACAGTTTTCACACAGTACACCACTGTTTGATGTAGATGATTATTTAAAAATTGCTTTAAAATATAAACAAAATGACTTTGCGTTATGGGTTAATGGTACTGAAATAGCAACAGATACAAGTGGAAACGCACCAATAGGATTAAATGAATTAGCATTTGATAATGGAGTAGGTAATGATAAATTCTACGGCAAAGTAAAAGACCTACAAGTATTTACAACCGCATTAACAGACGAACAATTAGCAGCATTAACACAAGTGTAACAGTTACACCTATGATAAAAACAAGAGTAAATCTTTACATAACAAACACAATAAGATAAGAAAATTAAAAAAACTATACATATAATCACTAATAATTATAACCAAAACTTAATATAATGTACCTAGGAAAATACGAATTTAAAGACCAAAAGACTGCTGAAGCTAAAATAAAAGCTCTTGGCGTAGAAACAGACGAAGAAGGAAACGAATACCCAACACACGGACACGCTATTGTCAAGCTCGGACATATAGTCCTAGAGCAAGGCGAATACGATGAAGAGGGTAACGAAATAAAAGCACCAGTATTAAGCGACAAGTATCATTTAGATGTAGCTTGGAAGTTAGAAGATACTATTGACGAAGAGGGCAATGTAATAAAAGCAGACCACCCTTATGGTTGGAAGTCAAGTGCGGTTGCTATTGCAGATGGTAATGGGATACACAGTTTTTATGGTGTGGACTATCAAAAATTTAAATTATAATGTCAGTACAAGATTTGAAAATAGCAATATTAAATGCAGTCACCTTAGGAGTGAGTTTTACGCAAATAGAAAATGGTTTAAAAATTGTATTACTATTATTATCCATAGGGTATACTGCACAAAAGATTTACGAAACGCATAAAAAGAATGACTAAAAACTTTAATATAAAAGAATTTGAGTGTAAATGTGGCTGCGAAATGCCAGATGATGTTTTAGTGAATATTACTAAACTAGCAAATCAATTACAATATATTAGAGATTGCGTAGCGATGCCTATAATTATAAATAGTGCTTATAGGTGTGAAGCACATAATAAAGCGGTTGGTGGTTCTTCTAACTCTCAACACTTACTAGGCAAAGCTGCTGATATTGTTATTCAAGGACTTGACCCTGTTTTAGATACTTATGACTATTTAGACGACTTAATGTTATCTGGAGAAATACTACAAGGCGGTTTGGGAATGTACAAAACGTTTACACATTACGATTTTAGGGGAAAAAATAAATCACGTTGGAGCAATGTCTAAATATAAAGATAAAAACGGAACTACAAGGGTTGGCGATGCTTTACGTTGGTTGTTAAAGCAAGGCAAAGAAGTTGCACCAGAACTTTTAAAAATAGCTGGTAATGTTACAGGAATAGAAGCCTTAGACATTTTAGCATCTAAAATTAGTACAGACGAAAAACTAAGCGAAGCAGATAAGCAACTTTTATTGGAAGAACTAAACTTCGATAAAATAGAAATGCAAGAAACAACTAAGCGTTGGATTTCAGATAACAATACAGACAGTTATTTAACACGCAATATAAGACCCCTAACACTTGCTTTTTTAACAGCTACACTATTTATCTATATTATATTAGATAGTTCATTAGAGGGTTTTAAAATAGACCCTAACTGGATTGATTTACTTTCTTCTTTATTACTTTTGGTTTACGGTGGTTATTTTGGTATGCGTTCGGCAGAGAAAATAACTAAGCATTGGAAAAATAAATAACTTGTTAAAAACTTTATTTAATTAAATTTGTTTTTGTGGTTTGATTTTGGGAGATTTGGACAATCTTAAAAGCAAAACATATATGAGGTATTTAGTTAAGTATAAATTTTATGGTAAAGAAAAACATTTATATAAAAATTTTTCTAATGAATTAGAAAGAGATAGATATAAAAAATGGATGAAAAATCAAAAAGGTTTTTCTAATGTAAAGTTATATGTAAACAGAGGTAGTTTAGATGAAAAGGTACTTATACCTAAAAAGAAAACAGTAAAAGACAATCTACATTACAAACTTGTTTCTAATAAATACCAATTAAAATTTAACTATTACGTTTATTGTCTTATACATAAAAACAAAATAGTATATATAGGTCAAACTACAAATGCAATAGGTAGAATTAAACAACATATAAAAGAAAACCAAAAAGAGTTTGATAGTTGGAATGTTGTAAAAAAAGTAGCTTATGGTGCTACTGCTGAAGAATTATTAGACTATGAAAAATACTACATAAAATTGTTTAGTCCTAAATATAACATTCAACACAATGCCAAAAAAGAAAACATTAAAATACTGGAAAAATAAAATTGACAAAGTATTCCACGAATACATAAGGCGTAGAGATGCTGATAATAATACAGGCTATTGTAATTGTATAACCTGTAAAAAACGTATACATTTTACAGAAAGTGATGCAGGACATTTTATATCAAGGGGTAAATTATCTACTAGATATGACGATAGGAACGTTTTTAGTCAGTGTAGGAAATGCAATCGCTTTGAGTATGGACGTCAATATGAATATTCATTAGCCTTAGGAGAACAACTATCAGAGGAACTATTAATTAAGTCAAGGGAAGTATATAAACTGTCAGATGATGAATGGTTAGATATATTTAATAATTACAAAACTAAACTAGACAACTTAAAAAATCAACAAAACTTTTAAAATGTTAATAGAAAAAAACGAAATGTTAATTAAACAACTAGATACTTAATGTATATTTGTAGTGTATTGTTTTTGTTTTAAAATAGGCTAACCAGCCAAATTAAACCACTCTATTAAAAGGGTGGTTTTTTTGTTTATAATGTGTTTATATTTTTTTTATTGAATTATTTGTTTTATATTTGCCTTAATATTAATTAAAACAATACATTATGAATTTATTTGAAAGATTAAAACCAGAGTACAAAGACAAACTAGAAACAGGTAACACTAAGCACCCAGCACTTGTTGGATATGCAGTTGACCAATTAGAACTTTACGAATATGTTAGAGATATGCCATACGGATTGGTAGTTGATTTAAGGTTCTTATTAGACGTAAATAGTCCTTACGAATTATTTAAAGAAATATAATATGACTTATATAGAGGACGTTAAAAGAGCATCAAGCACAGACACAATAGACTACTTAAACGCTAGAATTGAAGCGTTAGAAAAAAGAGTAGAATTTTTAGAGGCACAAATAGAAATCAAAAACAATTAATATGAACAAAGAAAAATTAACAGAGTTATACAAACAATATAACCTAACTAAAGACGATGTATTTAAACATCAACACTATTTAATCATCACTAGAAGTGGCATTAATAAAATCGAGGCGGTTGCTAAAATACAAATACATTATGAAGTAGTACAATGTGCCCCAAATTTTGCAGTATTCAAAGCGATAGCACACAAAGGAGCTACAACTATTGAAACCTTTGGTAGTGCTTTTAAAGGCGAAAATTATAAAGATGGTTCTACAAATAGTTGGTACGTTGCTGAAATGGCAGAGAAACGAGCTATGAGCAGAGCGGTTCTTAAACTAACAGGCTTTTACGAACAAGGAGTTTTTGGCGAAGATGAAAGCGAAAGTTTTAAAAATAATAATAAATAATAACAATTAAAAACAAGTAAAATTATGAGTGCAATTATCAATTACAGTTTAAGAGTAGATAAGCTACCAAAAGAGAAATTTATCGCTGGAAAAGATGGAGCGGTTTATGTAAACCTTACAATGAGTGTAAATGACGAAACAAGGTTCGGAAATAACGCATCTATTATGATTAGTCAAACACAAGAAGAGCGTGAGGCTAAGAAACCAAGAACTTACATTGGCAACGGTCAAGTAGTTTGGACTGACGGTAACATTGTCAAAGCCGAGCGTGAAGAAGCTAAAGAAGTAGTACAAGAAGCTGAAACCAGCGACTTACCATTTTAATTAAATAGGGCGGTGTAATAACCGCCTTTTTTTATTACCTTTACAAAACAATACAATAATATGACAGAAGAACAAACTACACATAATATGTTAATGGAGTTAATTGCAGAAGAATGCACTATTGACACAGCAACAGTTATGGAATACCCACCAACCGCATTAAGTTTAGGTGAAAAAACTATACAAGCAAAAGGTGGTGAAATAACAATGCCTATTCCTATTGGAACTTATGGTAATTTTAGTTTCGTACAAGCACCGCCAAAAAGTAAAAAGACATTTTTTGTGTCATTACTGGCTTCGGTTTATTTAAGCGGTGGCAATAATTTTGGTGGTAAAATAAAAGGACATAGGGACGGACGGTGTTTAATGCACTTTGATACAGAGCAAGGACATTGGCACGCTCAACGAGTTTTTAAGCGTGTTCAAGATATGAGTAATACAAAAGAAGTAGGTTGTTACCATACATATGCACTAAGAACAGTAGGGTATAAGGAACGGTTACAATTTATAGAACACTGCTTAGAACAAAACAAAGGTAAAAACGGTTTGCTTATTATAGACGGAATTGCGGACTTAGTTTCAGACGTTAATAATCTTGAAGAAAGTAATTTATGCGTTCAAAAAATAATGCAACTATCAGCAAAATATGATTGCCATATAGTAACAGTAATACATAGTAATTACGGAAGCGATAAACCAACAGGGCACTTAGGTTCGTTTCTTGAAAAAAAGACAGAAACACAAATACAACTAGAAGTTAATACAGTAAATAAAGAGTGGATAACAGTAAGTTGCAAACGCTCTAGGGGTTATGCTTTTGAAACTTTTAGCTTTAGTATTAACGAGTTTGGATTGCCTTTTGTAGTTGGCGAAATATACGACCCTTTAGAATACTTTGTACCTAGAACACTAACACCAAATAAATAAATGACACCAATTTTAGAACTAGCTTATAAAAAGCATAATGATTGGAATAACATTGTAAAGAGTTTCGGCTGCAACCCCTCAATGAGCGAGGACGTTGTTATGGAAATGTATATCCAATTAGATGCTGATGTAAAAAAAGGTTTAGACCTTTACTATAAAGAGCAAATAAATCATTATTATTGCTATAAAGTTCTAAGAGGTATTTACACAAATTTATATAAGTCAAGCCTAAGACAAAAGAAAGTTTATTTAGAAGATATAAACGAACTTAAAGAAATACAACAAAGTGGAATAGATGAAAAAGAATGGGCGAAGCAACGTGACCATATAGACAGCATATTAAACGAAATGTATTGGTATGATAAAAAGATTTTTGAGATAGTCGCTAAGGGCGTAAGCGTTGCAGAGTTAAGTAGAAACACTAAAATAAGTTATTACTCACTTTACAACACATATACAAACGCAAAGAAACATATAAAAAACAAGCTATGATATCTAAGTTTCAACAGGATTTAAAAAATGGCAAAGAATATGAGAGCAAAGCGTTATCACATATTCAAATAAAATATCCTAAGGCGTATATAATAGACGGTTATTGTTTAGATTGGGATATATATATACCAGAACTTAAAATAGGCGTTGAGGTTAAAAGCGATGCACAGTATCAGAAAACAGGAAATTTTTATGTTGAGTATTTTTGTAATGGGAAACCAAGTGGAATTGCAACCACCAAAGCAGATATATATTATATTTATTTAGATAAATTGTATATTATTAAAACAGAGGTTTTAAAAGATAAATGCAGAAAATACATAAACACAAACCGAGATAAAAAAGGCGGAGATAATATGGCTAGTAAAGGAATTATTTTACCATTAAATGAATTATTATGAGATTAGGAGATTTAGTATATTACATTACTTATTACACTGGCATACATTGGCTAGTAAAAAAGATTAGCAAAGCACTAGGAAAAGACTGCGGTTGCGACCAAAGGCGTGACGATTGGAACGACATTAATATAGAGTTATGAGAATAGAAGATAAAGAGGCTTGGATTGACTTTAAAGCAAATGTATCCACTAAGCTAACAAAAGACCAATACAGGCTACTGTGTACGTTCCACGCTCGTTATTTAAACCATAGATATTATGAGCCTTGCAGTTGCCGACCAAAAACATTAGTAATGTGGATAAAAGATATTGATAACATATATAACAAAATTTAATGATTGAGAAAATACATAATTGGGAAAAAGCAGTAGTAACACTTTTAAACCTTGATGGTTGGAATTTAACGCATACAGGAAAAGGGAATGAAAGTTGGGATGCAACAGGCACAACTCCAAAGGGTCAAGAATGTGTTATCGAAATGAAGTTTAGAAATAAATACTATGACACCAAAATACTAGAGAAATTTAAGCACGACAAGCTCATAGAAACTGGTAAAGTGGCACTGTACTTAGTAAATGACCCAAAAGGAAATTATATGTTCTGGCTCAATAATTTAAAAGACTTACAAACAAAAGATATATATTGCCCTGATACAACGCTCTGGACTAAAAAGAAAATATTAAAGCCTTGTTACTTGTTAAAAGAGAAAGATGCTGCAATAATTAACCTTAATGAAGAACTAGAGATTGGTATATGGGATAGCTATTTCCAGATAAAAGAAAAAATAAATAAAAAAAAAATATTAAAGCCTTGTTACTTGTTAAAAGAGAAAGATGCTGCAATAATTAACCTTAATGAAGAACTAGAGATTGGTATATGGGATAGCTATTTCCAGATAAAAGAAAAAATAAATAAAAAAAAATAGTTAATAATTTGTTTATAATTAAAATAAAGTTGTATATTTGTAGTGTCAATAAGGCATAACAAAACAAAAACAAAATATTATGAAAATATTAAAAACAATTACAGTAAACTTCTCAAAAGACACTTATACTCTTGAAGTTACAGAAGGTACTTTTGGTCAAAAAATATACAGCTTATTTATAAACGGCGTATATAATAAAAACTATATGAGATTACCTAAAGACTTGAGAGAGTTTTTTAACTATAATTAAATCATTAAAAAAAAAACAAAATATTATGAAAAAGACAAAAACAGGACTACACATTGAAACAAGAAAAAACCGTATAGAGGTTTACACTAAAAAAGACTTATTAGAAAAAGAACGTAAAGAGCAAGAATACAGAAACCTTATAATAACAGGAAGCATTCTACTTTTAGGGATTTTAATTTTTACTTTAGGTTTAATGATAGGTTCTAAGATATAATGACACCACTACAAAAACAGTCTTACAATTTATGGTTTAATCACATAGCTAATTTAATTATGCAATGGAGCAAAGAAAAACCAGCGAACACAGACTTAAAAAATATGGTGCAAGGAATGACAGAAATAGGGCAATATGTAAACGGTTTAAGTGTTGAGAATACAGTATTGACTAGACGCATAGGTTTAATACGAGAAGAAAAAAATAAACAGCTTATAAGTTTGAATAAGCAAATAGAAGAATTACAAAACGATTTAAAAAAATACGAGATATGAGTTGGTTAGATAGTTATATAGACGAACCAGATTACAAAACAGAGTGTGCTTGTTGTGGTGCTGAAACAAATGGGGATTATTATTGTTCAGTTGAATGCTTTAATTTAGATATACAATGATACTACTAGTTGATGCAGATAGTTTAATCTTTGCAGCTTGTTATAAGAAACGAGAAAAGCCAGAAGATGACAAATACTATCAAGATATAGAAGAAGCACAAGCAAAGTTTGATGAGCAATTTATGAGCATAGTCAATAAGCTAGAAGATATGTACCCTGTTGAAAAAGTAATAACATTCAGCGGTTCAAAGGGAAACTTTAGAAAGTTAATTACAAGCGAATACAAAGCCAATAGAAAAAAACAAGAGTTACCGCCTTTGTTAGATGAGATGCACCAATACGTAAAAGACCAATACGACAGCGTTTGGGGTTATGGTATAGAAACTGATGATATGGTTGCTAGGTATTGGTACGAACTGTCAAACGAGCTAGGGCGTAACAATGTTATGATAGTAAGTATAGACAAAGACTATAAGCAGTTCCCTTGCCTGATGTATAACTACCACTACAAACACAAAGAGGTTTTAGATATAAGCGAAGATGAAGCTTTATATAACTTTTACGAGCAAATGATAATCGGGGATACAGCAGATAATGTGAAATACTTTCGTGGACGCGGAGTTAAGTTTGCAGAAAAATACTTAGCTGATTGCGACACTAAATATCAATACACAAAAAAAATGTACGAATTATTTAAACAAGAATACAAAGGCAAAGCACGTCAAAAATATGCAGAGTGTTATCACTTGTTAAAACTTAGAACAAATGATTAGATTTGTATATGACTTAGATATAGTAATTGAAGCTATGGAGAACCAAGACTATAAAGACGCTTTAAAAATGATTAAAGACATACAAGAAGATTTGAGAATATTAGCATTATTATAAAACAAAACAAAATGATAGCAAAAACATTAAGTAGATTAGGAATAGAAGTATGGAAAGACATACCAGAGTACGAGGGATTATATCAAGTCAGTAATTTAGGAAACGTTAGGAGTTTAAAATACAACAAGGTTAAATTAATGAAAACGCCTTTAGATAATTATGGTAGAGCGGTAACCTCATTAAGACTAAATAATAAAACAAAAACATACAGAACATATATTTTAGTTGCTAAGGCGTTCTTGAAACACAAACCTTGTGGAATGAATATAGTTGTAGACCACATAAACAACAATTTTTTAAATAATAAACTGTATAATTTACAACTAATAACACAAAGAGAAAACGCCTCTAAAGATAAAAAAGGGGGGACTTCAAAATATACTGGGGTATCTTGGCATAAAACCAGAGGTAAATGGATATCTAATATAAGGATTGATGGTAAAATAAAATATCTCGGATACTTCACAGACGAATTAGAAGCAGCACAAGCATATCAAAACGAATTAAATAAAATAAAATTATGAGAGCAACTTATTTACATTACGAAAACGGTAAAGGCTATGACGTTATAGACTTTATAAAAGATTATGAACTAAACTTTAACAGGGGAAATATAATTAAGTATATTTGCAGAAGTGGTAAAAAAGACGATGAGTTAAAAGACTTAGAAAAAGCAGCAGATTATTTAAGACGTGAAATAGAATACCTAAGAGAACAGCAGCAACAATGGATAGAGAAAAACAAATAGAATACTATAAACAAATGGAACAAAAAGAACTAGAACACCAAGAACAAGTAAGGGGAGTTTATGACGAACCAATAAACGACAGGCACTTAGCTTATTTAAAATGCGTATTAATAAGTCAATTACTACTAGAAGCTAATGACGATTTAAAAGGCAGTAAAGCGTTTAAACAAAACGTAAAGCTACAAGTCAATAAAACATCAAAGATACTAGAACGAATATATCAAGAGGGTTTTAACACTGTATATCATAACAACCCTGAAACGTGTACCAATGTACTTAACAAAATAGACAGCTTAATACACAAAATAAAAACAGCTAGTATTGACGAACTAGTAATGATTGATGCCTTAGTTGATAACTACTTTCAAAACAAAGAAGAACATAATAAAAACCAAATAGCAGAATTCACTAAAATAGATTAATATGTACGTAAATATAGAAGTAAAAAAAGCAGACCGAAAAGACTATTATAAATTTAATATAAACGGAGTTAAACTAGGAGAATGGGAACGCTCAGACCTTAGACACTTAATAGAAGTTATAGACAATAAAATATAGACAAAATGAAAACACCAAAACAAATAGTACAATACGCAATAGACAATCCACATACAGAAGAATACATAGGCTCTAATTGCTGTGGTGCTTCACAGTGGTTAGAAACAGATTTATGTAGTGAGTGTTTAGAACACGCAGAATTTAATTAAAAACAAATATGAAACTAGAAACGATAAAAGAAGCAGTAAATAAAAAATTTAATTTAGATATATCAGTAAACACAAGACAAAGGAATTACTCTTATGCTAAAAAAGTATTTAGTAAACTAGCTTATGAGAGTGGAGCTACATTTAGAGAGGTGGGTGATGTAATAAAAAAAAGTCACTGTAATATACTGCACCACGTTAATAGCATAAACGTAATAACTCTTGAAGATAAAAAGAAACACGACCAAATAATAAGAGAACTAAACTTAGTATTATCTAAACCATTTTTTAATTCAGAACAAGACAAAATAAAAAAAGAAATAAAAAGAAAAACAACAAACAAAACTATAAAAGAAATACAAGACGTTATAGACATCTTAACAGGCTGGGACATAGAAACAGTAGAAGAATTTAAACAAACACGACTAGACCCCTTTAACGCATTAATAAAGCATAGAGTAAAGCGAAAAACAATACCAGAAGTAAAAGGTGCTACATTAAACAAGAAAGTTAAAAACCCTGTACTATGCTAATAACAAACGAAGATAATATGGGGCTGATGGCAAGGTATGAAGATAATTACTTTGACTTGGCTATTGTTGACCCTCCGTATGGGATAAACCAAGATAAGGTTCAAGAGGGTTTAAGTAATAAAAAAGGATTTACTAAAAACGCTGGAACTTATAAAGAATACCATAAAACAGAATGGGATAATGAAGTACCAGATTTAAAATATTTTACAGAATTACAAAGAGTATCTAAAAATCAAATTGTATGGGGGGGTAATTATTTCCACCAATTAAATTTAGAGGGTGTTGTGATTTGGTATAAAGGAAATAGTGGTAATTTTAAAGAGGGAGAGTTAGCGAAAACAAATATAAATACTTTTAAAATATATCAATACAGCAGAGCAGATGCGTATATAAATGACTGTGACAGTAAAATACACCCAACACAAAAACCCGTTAAACTTTACGAGTGGCTTTTAATGAATTATGCAAAAGAGGGCGATAAAATACTTGATACACATTTAGGAAGTGGAAGCATTGCAATAGCTTGTCATAATTTAGGGTATGATTTAACTGCTTGTGAGTTAGACAAAGAATACTACGATGCAGCTATAAAAAGAATAGAACAACACAAAGCACAAATAAGAATGTTCTAAAAAAATATAATTCTGTTTATATATTAATAAGTTCAGTTAACTAATTAAATACTGATTATGGATAAGAGAGTAAACAACAAAGGTACAAAAGGAAACAAAGGTGGCAGACCACCAAAGGCAGATGAAATAAAACTAATTGAAAGACTAGATGCTATAATAGACAAAGACGAGGCTATAAGTAAACTAGGAGAACTAGTGGTTAAAGGCGATATGAGAGCCGTACAACTGTATTTAAGCTATCGTTATGGTAAACCTAAAGAAAGTGTTGATATTAACTCAAGTGAGGGTTTAAACATTAATTTTAGAGATTTAATAAAGTTCGTTGATTGAGGTAAAGAAAAAATATATGCCTATTGTTAAAAACGACAGTAGGTATTTTATAGTGAGCGGTGGGCGTGGTTCTGGGAAGTCTTTTTCAGTAAACGCCCTTTTAGTGATGCTAACATACGAACAAGGACACACGATACTGTTTACACGTTATACATTAACCTCAGCTTATATATCAATCATTCCAGAGTTTATAGATAAGCTAGAACAGTTTGGCTCAATAGCAGACTTTCACATTACCAAAGATGAAATATTAAATAAAAAGACAGGCAGTAAAATAATATTCAGAGGTATTAAAACTTCAAGCGGTGACCAGACGGCTAACTTAAAATCTTTACAAGGTATTACAACGTGGGTTGTAGATGAAGCAGAGGAATTAGTAGATGAACAAAAGTTTGATACTATTGATTTGTCAGTAAGACAACAAGGCAAACCAAACAGGATTATATTAATACTTAACCCAACAACAAAAGAACATTTTATATATAGACGTTTTTTTGAGGACAGAGGGGTGCAAGAGGGTAGCAATACAACTAAAGAAAATACTACATATATACACACTACGTATCAAGACAATATAAAAAACTTATCTAAAAGCTATATAGAACAAATAGAGCAAATGAAGATAAGACGACCAGAGAAGTACAAACAACAAATGTTAGGTGCGTGGTTAAACAAAGCAGAGGGAGTTATATTTAACAACTGGAGCGTAGGAGAATTTAAACATATAGGCACAAGCGTTTGGGGTCAGGATTATGGATTTGCTGCAGACCCTAGTACATTAGTTGAAGTTAATATTGACAGTTCAAACAAACGTATTTATTTAAAGGAGTGTTTCTACTTACAAAGATTAACAACATCACAAATAGCACAGCTTAATTTAAAACACGCTAGAGAGGGTTTAATCATTGGGGATAGTGCAGAGCCTAGACTACTAAGCGAAATAAAAGCAAAGGGTTGTAATGTAAGGCCAAGCATAAAAGGACAGGGGAGTGTTACCTATGGAATTAGCTTATTACAAGACTATGACATTATAGTAAGTCCAGAAAGTACAAACTTAATTAAGGAGCTAAACAACTACCGCTGGTTGGAACGTAAGAGCAATACACCAATAGACAAATACAACCACTTAATCGATGCGGTTCGTTATGCAGTAGGCTTTCAATTACAAAACCCAAACAGGGGTAAATATACCGTATCTTAGTTACTAAAATAAATTAAAAAAGTTTATATATTAATATGAAAGTTAAGTTAAGCATACCAACAACGTTAAATGAAATCACTCTAGGGCAATACCAAGAGTTTGATAAATTAGATTTAACAAAGGAAGCAGAAGTACAATCTAAGATGATTGAGATATTCTGTAAAGTACCTGTTGAGGTTGTACGTTCAATGAAAGCAAAAGACATAAACGATATTTGTCTTATTATTAATAATATGTTTGACACAGAACACCAACTTATAAATAGGTTTCAAATGAATGGCAAAGATTACGGATTTATACCAGACTTAGAAAATATGAGTTTTGGTGAGTACGTGGACTTAGATACATTTATGGGCGATAACGATAACCTACATAGAGCTATGAACGTTCTATACAGACCTATTGATTTAAAGCAAGGACAAAGATACACGCTTAAAGAATACGACCCAGACACAAACGAAGAAGCTAAGAACTATCCTTTAGATGCGTGTTTTGGTGCAATGGTTTTTTTTTACAATTTAGGCAGGGACTTATCGACAGTTATTCTGAACTCTTCGAGCAAACAGAACGAGGAGAGCTTAGTGCAGTTTCTGGCTTCACAACCAAATGGGGATGGTACAATTCAATCTATGCAATCGCTAACGGAGAT